ATTGTAGAATCTCTAAGTTCAGTTTACTTGATTTAAATGTGTTTGTTTATTCGTCTTCATAATGAAAGTCTTCTGGGTTCTCAAACCTAATCGACATGACTTCTTCAGGAATAAACTGTCCGTTTTCATCGAACATCTCTGGATGAGTTGGAACAAACTCTGTTTGTTTCCGAAACACATAGTCTCGTGCCAACCAACCAATCATACCCCCTACAAGGAAGAACATGAATGAAATTACAACAGACAACGTGAGTGTAATTACCAGTGCTTCCATTGTTTTCTCCTAAGATCGTTTCCTTTTGAAATCCAGTTGGAAGTCAATAAGAAAATGAATCTCCCTCTTGAAGAGAGATAACATCTTCCCAAACTTCAACTGAAAAGTTTTGGGTTCCTCTCTTCTCCTGTTTTTGTTTCTTAAAATCAACTCGACTCCCCGATTAACTTTCGGTTCGTCTTCGTTATCGTTATTTAGAAACCTTTCTTCGTCTTCCAGGTCTTCGCTCTTGTTCATACTTCCATGCATCTTCAAGGATCTTATAAAGGTAATTCTTGATCTTTCTTGCCTCTGGTTTACCAAGGTAACCATAAGCTTCTCTGAGTTGCTTATGCTCAGAGTCTGATCCACCTTCCAGATAATCCTCCAGATCTAAGATCAGACTATTGATTTCGTTTGCAGTGTCACTGTTAATAAATGCCTCAGTGTCACGCTTTGTTGCCTTAGAACTCTTCAAATAAGCATACATGTCCAAGACATACTTACCTTCAAATGCAAAATCAATTGCCTCTTCAACTGTTCCAAAGAGAGTGTAGAGTTCTGCTTGTTCCATTAGACCAAATTGTTTTCTTGGAGATATTTGATAGTTTCGGTACATCCACCGAGAAGTTTTTCATCAACCACCACTTGGGGGAAAGTGGATGAAGATCCAAATTCTTTTTTGAATTGTTCTCTGGTGAAGTCCGAGTCCAGTTTATAAATCACATGCTGCAGTTCTGCCAACTGGAGAACTTGTTGAACCTTGGTGCAGTAAGGACAATTGTCCTTCGAGTAAACTGTGAAGGTCATTGATTCTTAAGTTTGTCGAAATGTTCTTGAGAAGCAAAGCAGAGTTTGTATCCTGGAAAGTATTTCTTTTGGATGGCAGTTGCACCCAGAGAGAGGATGTAACTTCCTTTCATCCAAACTTCTTTTTTGTCTTCCAGGATAACGTGTTCTACAGGAAACTTCTTTTCCATATTTAGAGTTTTCCTCCAACTGTTCCTGCAAATGTTTTTTCTGGTTCGGGCCATCCTTCTTGGAGTCCCTTTAGATAAAAGTGTGTCGTTCTAATAACCGAATTCTCAGTCAGTCCAGAGACAAGTCCCTTACCTTCTTTATCGAAAGAATGATAAAGAAACCTGCCCTTAACCACTTCAAAGATTCCATCAATTAGTTTCGGAGCTGGGTCCTGTGTACTCATGTGCTTGTTTCAAATCAGGATTTGGTTGCGAGGGAGAGAATGGATCTCTGTCAAGATTTTTAATTACAATAAACGCATCCTTATTGTACTTGCGAGCACCGAATGGTGTGGACCAGCGAGGATTAGCAGTGGGTGGTTGGTGAATGCCAGAGACAGCAGTCCCACCAACCTCAACCACAATGTCATCACCGACTTCCCATCCGAGTGCTTCGACTGCATCAACAAGTCGCTTGATAACGGTTTCTTTCATTTAGTTCTCCAATTAGGATCTGAAGGGGCATGTGCGGATCGCTCGTAAACGATCGCATCTGCCTGCTCAGGGTCAAAGACCTCAAGTTTACGGCGCTTGCTCTTTGCATTGGTCACCAGAATGGCACCAGAGGTCAGAGGAGGAGCAATACTCATTGTAATGCCCATGTCAACAAGAGACAAGGGAACACATGCCACAGCGACTCCTGTTCCCCACCAGAAGGGTTTCCAGAAGTTGGTCTTCGCTGCGTAGTAAAGAGAGGAGACAGGAGGAAGAATAAGGTGACCAATCACAACTGCCCAGCAGCGTGTTGCTGCTTGTTTTGCTTCAGAAACTCCACGTTTCTTCTCAAGATATTCAGAGTAATCCATCAAGGTTTGTCTTTAATGCGATGGTTATACTCTATCACAATCTGTTCCGATTGATGAGTCTTGCTTGTGACAGTTTTATGAGTGATCTTATAATTGCCAAGATCTCTGGCAAATTCATGGAGTCGGTACCAGGAGAGATGAGGTTCTGTCATGACATAAAAAAGAGGGTCGTCTGACCCCCCGAATGGAACTTTATTTATTTTGTAATATCGATAACACAAAGAGTAAAACACCGAAGGCAATGCTGAATAATAACATTGCCAAGAAAACGGTGTCACTTTGAAAAGTCAACATATAAAACTTCCTCCCCAGGTTGTGGTGCCTCTGGATGACGTTTAGGTTGAGGTTTGTTCATCTCATCATTAATTGATTTGATGTTACCCCACATCATCGCAAAGGCAGCGCCAGCGATGAGCGCAAAGCAAGTGAAATAAACTGGTGCAAGATAATTCACAGAGCGTTTCCTCTTGGAAGAACTTCCTCAGGGAACACAAAGTTCTCGTGTGGTTGATCGACTGGTGCCAACCAGTTTCTGAGACCCTCATTCAACAAGATGTTCTTGGTGTAGAAGGTTTCAAACTCTGGATCTTCTGCTGCTCTGATCTCCTGACTCACAAAGTCGTAAGCACGGAGGTTGAGTGCCAGACCGATGATGCCGATGGAAGAAGTCCAAAGACCCATCACTGGAACAAACAGCATGAAGAAGTGCAACCAGCGTTTGTTGCTGAAAGCAATGCCGAAGATCTGTGACCAGAATCTGTTGGCAGTAACCATTGAATAAGTCTCTTCCTCCTGTGTGGAGTCAAAGGCTTTGAAGGTGTTTGCTTGGTCACTGTCTTCGTACAGTGTGTTCTCGACTGTTACGCCGTGGATTGCTGAGAGGAGTGCTCCACCCAGAATTCCAGCAACTCCCATCATGTGGAACGGGTTAAGCGTCCAGTTGTGGAAACCCTGGAGGAAGAGGAGGAACCTAAAAATTGCAGCCACACCAAACGATGGCGCAAAGAACCAACTCGATTGTCCGAGAGCGTAGATGAGAAATACACTGACAAATACAGCGATAGGACCAGAAAAAGCGATCGCATTGTAGGGACGGATTCCGACGAGACGTGCAATTTCAAACTGCCGAAGCATGAATCCTATGAGAGCAAAGGCTCCGTGGAATGCCACAAAAGGCCAGAGTCCCCCAAGTTGGAACCAGCGGACGATATCTCCCTGAGCCTCTGGGCCCCATAAAAGAAGGAGGCTATGTCCGAAAGCATCAGCAGGAGTAGAAACAGCAGCAGTGAGAAAGTTAGCGCCCTCAAGGTATGAACTCGCCAGGCCATGGGTGTACCAACTGGTAACAAAGGTGGTTCCTGTAAGCCAACCGCCAATAGCGAGATAAGCTGTAGGGAAAAGGAGAAGGCCAGACCAACCGACAAAAACAAACCTATCACGCTTAAGCCAATCATCGAGAACATCGAACCACCCCCTTTGTTGAATAGGTCGTGAAAGTGATGCAGTCATTTTGAAGTTTTGTTAAGTTGTTTTGAGACAAAGAAAGGGGTGTTACCACCCCAGTTCTTTATATTGTTATTCTGTTATCAACCAATGGCAGGAGCAGTGAGAGCAACAGGAGTGTTCTCGACAGCAGCCAGGTCCAGAGGGAAGTTGTGGGCGTTACGCTCGTGCATAACTTCCATTCCCAGACCAGCACGGTTGAGCACGTCTGCCCAAGTGTTGATCACACGACCCTGAGAGTCGATAACGGACTGGTTGAAGTTGAAACCGTTCAGGTTAAATGCCATCGTGGAAACACCCAGAGCGGTGAACCAGATGCCAACAACGGGCCATGCAGCAAGGAAGAAGTGCAGTGAACGTGAGTTGTTGAATGAAGCGTATTGGAAGATCAGACGACCAAAGTAACCGTGAGCGGCAACGATATTATAAGTTTCTTCTTCTTGACCGAACTTGTAACCGTAGTTCTGTGACTCGTTCTCAGTGGTTTCACGAACCAGCGAGGAAGTAACGAGTGAACCGTGCATTGCGGAGAACAGTGAACCACCAAACACGCCAGCAACGCCGAGCATGTGGAAGGGGTGCATCAGAATGTTGTGCTCTGCTTGGAAAACAAGCATGTAGTTGAACGTACCACTGATACCCAGGGGCATCGCATCAGAGAAAGAACCTTGACCGAAAGGATAGACCAGGAAGACTGCAGAAGCAGCAGCAACAGGTGCGCTGTAAGCAACACAGATCCAAGGACGCATTCCGAGACGGTAGGAAAGTTCCCACTCACGTCCCATGTAGGCATAGATGCCGATGAGGAAGTGGAAGACTACGAGTTGGAAGGGACCACCATTGTACAGCCACTCATCAAGAGAGGCGGCTTCCCAGATGGGATAGAAGTGGAGACCGATTGCGTTTGAAGAAGGGATAACAGCACCAGAGATGATGTTGTTACCGTACATCAGAGAACCAGCAACGGGTTCACGGATGCCGTCGATGTCCACAGGGGGAGCACCAACGAAAGCAATGATGAAACAGGTTGTAGCAGCCAGCAGGCAGGGGATCATCAGGACGCCGAACCAACCAACATAAAGACGGTTGTCGGTGCTGGTGACCCAGTTACAAAACTGTTCCCAAGAAGTATTCTGTTTTGAACGTGTAAGAGTAGCAGACATTGTTAGTAAAACTAAGTAGGTCCATCAGGGAAATGGTGGAGATACTTATTTCTCAGTCACCCTCAGACTGAGATATGAGAGGCATCTTTTACAAGCGTAGCCTCGGTAAGGACGAACGTCCCGTTTCCGCTTGGTTTACACAACTTTACATTTCGTAAGTCGTTGGTGTATTTATAACATGAAACTTCACACGCTGTCAAGCGTTGAACTCATTAATAAAATCTAAACACTTGTTTAGGTAATCGTTTGCCAACTCTTTGGTGGCAGGATCTCTCCACTCTTTATGTAACTCGTTCTTGAGTTTGTAGAGTTTTGCCTGCATGTCAATCTTGCTTAAGCGACCTCTCCCCATGACTGAGACTCCCTATCAATAAATGCTTTACGTTTTGCCCAGGTGTCTTTCTCACCGTAAATGTGTCCCTTCTTGTATGATTTATTGATACAATCTGGAGAATTAACTGTGGTGCAGACAAGGTTACTTAAAACCTCTGGGTCTCCGACTTTTCCAGTTCCTAACCAAATGTGTTGTCCGTTTAACCAGACTGCTCCACACTTAGGACACTCCTCTCTCTTCAGAGAAAAGTCGGAAACCTCTCTTTGATCGTCCATTAGAAATTTGGAAGTGTTACGGGTCCGTCCCCACCAGTTGTTGGAAGTTCAGGAGTGCTGGGAATCTGAAGAGATTCTGTAACTGATTTAATTATAACACTCTTAAGAGAATCTGTAATATTCTCTCGGTTCGCATAAAGAGTGTATCCACCTGCTACAACTCCAGCCGACACAGCAAATGAAAGTACAGCGAGTGCGTTGATGACCTTCTGCATAATGAAACTCCATAGCATTGAGAACTTATTTATCTCTAAATAACGGTAGTTCTATTTTCAATGTTTTCAAATGAAGAAACTATTGCTTTTAGCTTCTTCGTTATTTCTTTTTTCATCCGTTGCTAACGCTGCCGAAATCACTTCAAGATTGACTGACTCAATTCAGTTGACTGTTGATGGTGCAGCATCTGCCGTTACAAGAATTGGAAACTCATACAGCGTGAGCGGTAATGGAGTCTCCACCACTGATGGCACAACAAGCGGAGTGGTTGGTGGTTTGGGCGCTGCAACCAATGGCGTAAATTCTTTCACATCAATTACGGCCTCTCAGTCCACTGATGGTTCTGCTTTCTCATTCAGTCAGTCTTACACTGCTGGTGATGCAGACAATGCAACGACAACTGTTTCTTCTGGAGTTGTTGGTTCTCTTCCACTATTTGGAACGACGACTACAACTTCGGGTGGTGTAGCAGGAACGCTGGCTGGTACGCTGTCAAACACCGGTGTTCCAACTGTGACTGCTGGTGGCGCTGGTACAACAGCAATCGGACAACGTTCACTTGAACTGAGCGTATTCAAATGAAAGATGACCTCCCATTAGCAATCCTCTTAGGGGCGTTGTTGGGAGTGTTTCACGGGGCTGCACAGGCAGCCCCTGTGGTTCCCAACTTCACCCGAGGAACAATCACAAGCGAGACCTCCTCCAGAACAGAGGTGGTGGAGGTAATTCGCCAAGTAGAATACACAACTGGAACCTCTTACACAGTTACAGGAACAAACATAAACATTCCCGCTAACCCAACTCCTGGTGCTAACTACACTATCGTAAACCAGGGTGAACCGTTCCAATTTTCTGAAACTTATCTTGGCCCTGGAATGGCTTCTGAAACATGGATCAATCGCAGCACCACCATAGAATCTACAACAAACTCTATGTCGGTCTTTACTCAATAACATTATTGTTTGGTGGAGCAGCAGTCGCTCAGACAGCACCATCCAACACAAATATTGCTGGACCCCAAGCATCCGCAACTGGTAATGTCACTAACCAGGCTGTGCAGGTGCTGCAGGGTCCTTTTGCTGTGAACCAATATGATCCTGGTGTTGCATGTCAAGGAGCCACATTTAACATCGCTCCATTTATCATGGGAACCAGAGGTTACAACTGGGATCCAGATTCATACATGACAGGTGGAGGAAACATGGGTGTGTCAGCATCCTGGCAGATCCCCCTTGACAAAGAAGCGGTTCAGTTATGTAAAGACAGAGCAAGAATTGCCAACACAAGACAACAAGCAGAAGCAGATAAAGCCAGGTTGGACTTTGAATTAGTACGACTTCTCAAATGTGGAGAAGCGGCAAAGATGGGAGTTCGCTTCCACCCACAGAGTCCTTATGCCAGCATTTGTTCAGACGTAGTTGTCGTTGCACCAAAACCCCCAGTCCCAAATGAACCTAATCCAGAAACACAAACTGCTAATAAGCAAGTTCCAGAATAAATACCACATCTCAGACTACAAACTTTTGTGGATTTCATTCGCTAAGGGTCTGTTGATCGGGGCCATCTTCTTATGACAGATCCAGTTTGGTCAGTAAACTTCATGGTTTTTCTGAGTCTCGTTCTGGCAGCACTGATGGTCGCATATATCTTTTACATAGTTAGACAGGAGGAACTAGAAGAAGATGGCCAAGTCCGCAAACAAGGGCAAGAAGGGTCAATCGAAGCAGAATCAAGGCAACGCGACTGCGAAGAAAGCTAAAAACGGAGGCAAGAAGAAGTAATGGGCGCAATGACACCCCCAAGTCGGAAGAGTTGTTACAACTTCCGAGTAATCGAGATCAACAGAGTTCTTGATGGTGACACGATTGATGTCACAATCGACTTAGGATTTGACCTGTACAAAAAAGAAAGAGTTAGAATTGCTGGTGTGGACACCCCAGAAAAACGCACAAAAGATGATGAGGAAAAGGTACTGGGAATTGATGCCACCAACTGGCTTAAGGAGAAACTTGAAGGTGCTATCAGTGGCGACGATGATCTCGTTATCCGTACTGAGCTTGTTGGCGGTATGGGTAAATATGGGCGTCTTCTCGGGTGGCTCTACATTGGAGACGCAGAACTCTCACTCAATGAGCAAATGATTACAGAAGGTTACGCTTGGGCATACGATGGTGGCACTAAGCAAAAAGACTTCGAAGAGTTGCGTGAAATTCGCAGAGCACATGGCACTTTAGTATGACAACTCTTTTTGTAATCACTTTCATTCTGTTGTTGGTGGTGGGAATGGAATCAACATGGCCAGTCAAATGACTAGTCTGTACCTGACAGTCGCAATCGTTGCTTTGATGATTGCTTACGCTGGAATTGAAGGAACACTCAGGGTCTTTGCCTGGATGGACCTTCAAATCAGGTACTTTCCCCTGCGTATCAGACTTGAACTGATGAAGAGGAAACTCAAATTCCAACTCGATCAGGATCGAAAGTATTTTATGAAAAGATTGGAAGATGAAAAGTCTAAGTAATTAGAACGAGAACTTTGCTCCCAGTTTCTTCGCAATCGCTTTAGGTGGTTGAAAATATTTCTTAAATCTTTTGACTCCATCCTTGGTGAGACCCTTTGAGAGTTCTTCATCAATAATGATCTTATTGTCATACTCCCAGAAGGCATCGATGTCCACCTGATCACGAAGATACTGTTCTAACTTCTCGACCCTGCTCTCCAGGACTTTCATTCCCTTACCAGAGTATTCGATAATGTCAGCGGATCCCTCTCCATTAGGAACAAAATGGAGAACTGGTTTGACCTGCTTGACTTTTACTTTCTTTTTCTTTCCTTTCAACAGTTGTTTGACAAGAGGATCTGCTGCTGATTTGATCTGACCAATCACAATGCTGGCACCCAAAGCAACAGTGGTCGTAACCACAGCAGTTGCACCAGCAGTGATGAGAGGTGCAACCTCTGGAAGAGGGACATCCATGCCTCCCACATTAATTGTGGGTGTTTGTGGGAGGTCACGAGTGTCTGGAGATCCAACGTTCTGTTGTTCTTCTCTTTGTCTTTCGGCTTCGACTGCTTGTCTCCACTCATCCTCCGTTGGAGCATCGATTACTGGGTAATCAATGGTGGGATCGGTCATGTCGATCACAGGTGCCCTCAGACCCCTTGTAACGGGCGCTGGCACCCCCTGAGTGACAGGAACATCGATTGGCTCAATGGTCCTGACAACAGGGGGAGGGAGGTCCCTAATGACGTTTACAGGTCTACTTCGTACCTGAATCGGTGGAATTTGGGACATTGGTTGTGGACATTACAGGTGGTGGAGCAGCAATCGTGATTGGTGCTTGCTCAATTCGAATTGTCTGAGAAGGTGCTGTCTGTGCAGCGGTGGCAATCAGTTTCTCCAAGTCTGCCTTAGAGACACCACCAGCAGCACCACCCATCTTCATCGTTCCGTCGCCAGACTTCTTCGCTGTCTGAACCCCAAAGGTGGCCAGCACCCCAGTGAACACGGATGCAATGAAAGTCGGATCGAGTTTCTGCTCAGGAATTCCCAGAGCTGGTGGAAGTTTAATGTAAGCAAGAGTGAGAATTCCGCCAGACCAAACAAGAATACCAAGACGAACAAATGTGCTGATTATAGCCAGATGTTCTTCACTATCACCTGCAGCATCTTTCATTCTTCCAAAGATGCCTTTCTTTTTCTCCTCTTTCTTTTCCTCAACTTCCTTCTTAATTTCTTCGGGCATGAGTTTATAGAGAGGCGCAGTTATTTAGAAATCTAATAGACAAAAAAATACCCCAAGAAATTTTCTTGAGGTAAATGGTTTATGGGTTGTGATTTCAGACTGGGGCAGTCTCGCGTGAGTTGACTTTCAGGTAATCATAAACCTGCTCAGGTGTGCTCTCACGATAAGGATCTGCTTCGTGGTTGTCAGACTTGCCGTCTTCGACGAAGAGTTTTTCGATCACTCCGTCTTGAACGACTGCTGCGTAACGCCAGGAACGATCACCGAAACCAAGGTTAGACTTGGAAACC